GCGACAGAGACCAGGGTGTCTTCTGGTTGTGTGGCCCACTCGGACGCCCAGGTTACGCGGTCGTCGGCGGCGGCCAGGGCTGCAGCTGACGCGCCCAGCATCTGCCAGCGGTTGTTTGTGCTGTCGAAGATGGCGGTGTAGTAGAGACCCGCGGCGACGTCGCCAGCGGCCAGGGCGCTGCCGTCAGAGTTAACAATGGTCACCGCTCCTACGCTGTCGATATCGATAGTAGACGCGCCGGTGTTGGTGTTGGTCGCCTTCCAGGAGATCTGGTCGCCGTCCTGGTAACTGGTCCGTGGATCAGTGAGTGTGATCTCGATAGCATTCGCGGTTCCAGAATCGACACCCAGGAATGTTGTACCTCGGAGGATGGCCGAGTTATCCGTGGGCATAAGATCAAACGCCGCCTCGATAGCGGAGTATTGAGTGTTAACTTCATCGGACCTGACTTTTTGGCCAGGGATGAATGTCGGCGCGAAAACGTAATATGTATTAGCCATTACCGCTGAAGCCTCCGGTGTTCGTAGTGTATTGTGATGCCCTGCAGTATAAAGGGTCTCGCTACTGCTGTCGAGTTATATATCAACAGTCCGAGGTTCGAGCCCGTGCCGGTCAGGCCGGCTACCGCGGTAGACACCGTTTGGCCATCAAAGAAAAATTCGTCCCAGTTATCAATGTCGTAGAAGCCGCCGCCAGCAGCGATATTTATGTCGGTGTTGCCTGACGCTGAATCCTGATCGCCGTATGTCAGATCCGAGATGACCTTCAGATCCAGGGGCTTCTGAGACTCCAGCTCCAGGACAGCGCGGCGGAACCGTTTCCGGTATGAAGGGCTGCCTACCTGGTTGAACACAAGCCGGCACGCGCTAGGGATCACCTCGCCGTCGAAGTTGTAGCCGATCTGGTCCTCGTAGACATACCCGTCTGTCGAAGCGAAATAGGTGCGCTCGATGCCCGCGTCGTCCTCTGTGTTGTATATGCGCTTGACCGGAAATGGGTACACCAAGAACCCGAAGTGAACCTGCATTTCGGTCTGGGTGCGCTGATCGAGGTTCATGCCGGCGTTGGGCACATACATGATCAGAGCGGTATTATCGCTGAAGTAAACCCTGTATTGGTTTGAACTACGGACAACCGTAGACGCGGTCACCTTGTCTCGCAAAGCATTTACCAGGGGCTGCACAGCGTGCGACACTGTTGCGCCTACGAAGTCACCGAACTTGTCTACACGCGCTAGGCTGGTGATACCCAGGTCATCCAAGGCATACACTGTATCCAGCTTCTGTACTGAGTACAGAGCGCCGCCGGTTTTCTCCGCCAGGAGACGCATCTCCCAGTCACTGGTATCTTTACCGAAGAGACCACGGGTCTCCCTGGTAGTGGTAAGCGCCAGGACGGCGCCTACGACTGACTGCATCCCGGTAATCTCGTCGCCGATACCGAATTCGGCGGCTCCCAGGAACCCGTCAAACACCAGCGGCTCGCCGTTGACACTATGTGCGAAGCGCCCGCCGGGGTAAGCCAGGAACAGATAGTTCCGGTGTGTCTCGATCAGATACGGGGTATTGAAGTCAGGCTGATCTGTAAAAGCAGTCGTCGGAAACAAGATCGGACTGACGATATCGTTCTCGTCAATCTCGAAAGCGGGACCCACCGCACTCACTCCATACGTGCGAAAGGTCCCGGACCCACCATAGAAGTTGTGATTGACGAAGCGGTATTCTCCGCCAGTATCGAAAGCAAAAGCCGTGTTCACTCCATCGGCCGAGGCAACGTGGGTTGCGCTGACCTGGAGCTGCTCGGTATCTGTGAAAGGCCCACTCGTGACACCGGTCAATACCAGGTATCCGTAGGCATCGTTGTTGACCACGGACCCACCCAGTTGAATAACCCGGTGGACTGTCGCGCTCGCGCCCGAGGTGCCTCCAGTAACTGTGTCGCCCTCTATCGGCAGGTCTGCGCTCGTGGTGCCTCCGCCAGTGTTGAAGAAGATATACTCTCCCATCGTTATCCCGGTCGTCGTCCATCCGGTCGCAGAGGCCTTGTGGAGCACGCCGGCAGTGGCGCCGACATTGTCTCGAATGGCATAAACGGTGGCGTCTCGCTGCCAGATACCCAGGACCTCTCCTGCCCCTGGCACGACTGCGATGTCGTCCCGGTATTCGTCATGGGCTGCCAGGAGCCACGCGAGCTCTGTATCGTTATCAACCGAGTATCTGAGTGTGGGCTCACGGTCTATCGTGAATGCAGCCGTGTTGCAGGTGTTACCGTTGCCGAAGGATCCGGTTACCTTGGTCACACCAATCGCGTCCGATCCGTAGGTTCCGTCGTCGATCCAGATACCAATACAGATACCGGTCGCCCCGGTAGTGTCGTCCGTTACAGTGTCACCCAGGGTGAGACTTGATGCGTCAGACACATCGAAGCCAGTGAACGTCTGCTCACTGGGCTTATCATGCCCATCGAATCGCTCGAACCCGGCTATACGGCGGTATCCACCATTGAACCAGGGCTCATAATTGTTAAGAGCCAGGGCTCTGCCTGGCTTAACGGAAAGAGCTGGGGTCGTTACGTCCAGGCCGCCGCCAAGAGGCCAATAGTTTGTTCTTGTTGCAGGTCCCGGCATTGCGATACCCCTTATTCTGCTATGACTTCTATTTCGGCTCCGGTCCTAAACCTCGAATTGAACTTGTTGGGAAGCTGACTGTTCTCAAGACGCTGGAGCTGCTGGCCGAAAATTCTCTGCCCCTGGTCCATCGTCTCTGCGGCATTCTCGTAGCCGGCATACAGCATCAAGGCATACCCCAGGATAGCCTTGTGAAAGCGTTCCGGGATAACCGACACGTCGGCGTTACCTGTCATCTCAACTGCATCCCGGTAGTAATCACACTTGATTGTGTGCGTCCCATCCGGAAGCGGGTCCACTTCGAGCGTATTGTCCGGCATGATAATGACCCGGTAAGGTACGCCGCTTGCCGTGTCCCGTATCTCACTTTTGATCGCGTCGTACTCGACAACCTCGATCAGGTTCTCTTCTGTTTCGCCTTCCTCGATGATTTTGAATGTCTTCTCATCGTACCAGGCAGCGTCCTGCACAGTCGGCAGCGCGTTGTTTCCCACCAGAGTGGCTTCTTCGTAAGACTGACGCTGGAACTTCCAGTTTTCGTACAAATCCTGGATGTACAGGTCAGCGTCCTTGACCCAGTTAACCAGGCGATTGTACTCGCCGCGCTGGTTCAGAACGGTAGTGGGGGCTGGTCCAGCAGCCCCCGACTCCCGATGTAGGTCAACCACTAATTCAAGGAAAGTGCTCACTCAGCCTTTTCCTCAGCAGCTAGTGCTTCGGCGTTCTCCTTTGCTGCTTCCTTAACCGACTCAGGAATTGCGTCCAGGTTGAGCTTGTCAGCAGCTGCAGCCAGGGCGTCCTTCTTTTTGTCCTCGATGCTTTTGCGTTTCACCGCCTGGGGCACAGGAGCAGCCTTCACTTCTTCCTTGTAGCCAGGTGCGCGGCCAACGCATTCGCCGTGCGGATTGAACATATATCCGTCCTGGATATACTTGGCGCCGGTCTTGCTCTTCACAGCACGAGTGGTCGCGTAGGGCTTCTCTGGGTCAAATACAGGGTTACGTGGCATGATTGTTCTCCTTACTTGAGTTTACGACATCCTTTTTTGAGGTCGTCATCTTCCTTGAGTTCGCTGTTACTACGCGAGTTGACGACTTCTGTATCCTTCAGGTTCTCATACGTTGTGTCAAGAGTGGCCTTTCCGGAGACACCATCTTTCATGCTTTCACCGGCATGAAACTTGTCTTCAGTGAAAGGACCATCCAGATCGCACTCTTCGTATGAACGATAAATCGGTGTTAGTGCTGCCATGATAGTACCTCCGAAAAAGCCCCTGGCCCGAAGGCCAGGGACGGTTTAGTTGCTGAAAAGATCAGCAGATATCGAAGTTCTTGCCGTTCTTCGATGCACTTCCCTTGGCAGGATTTTCAACGATGCGCTCAGTGGCCATGCCGGACTGAGAGTTCACGTTGTAATCATACTTCGGACCGCCCGCTTCAGAATCGAAAGGGGCATGGGCACTGAGACCAGACTGCAGGCCAACAGAATCTTTCTGTTTGGCACCTGCGCCGACACTCAGAGTGACCTTGTGCGGACCTGCATTCTGCTTCGCAGCAGGTGTACCAGCTCGCTTACTCATATATCACCTCCAAATGAGTTATAGGTTAATACCAGTCGACAGTCACGACCAGGTCGGCGGCACCAGCAGTAGGCGCACCGTCGGCCTGAACCTCGACGACTGTGTCGGCAGGCAGTTCCGTCTGACCCTTGAGAGAAGCATAAGGGACAGCTACGGCAGCGTTGGCTGCAGAGACCGGAACAGTGTGAGACACAGGACTGGCCAAACCAGCATTTGTGTCAACCGTTACGGCACCAGCCGCAACAGTCACGTCAGTGGTCACTACGTGGGCCACGTTGACTACTCGACCAGTTTTGCCGGCCGGGCCGATGAATCGACCCACTACGGCTGCACTGGCGAGAGAGGCTGCGGGGTACCGATAGGTCTCACGCAGAGCGTTTGCATAATGTTGTGCAGACATATTATCGTCCTCCGATTAAGAAGTGGAATCCCAAACCAGGATACGCTGTTGAGTCGTATCGGTCGGGTGTACAAGACCGTAGCCCAGGAGAGCGTACCAGGCGATACCCCTGCTGCGACCGTAGTCACTTGGGATCTTGCCGCGGATCTCTTCCGGAATGGCGATTGCTTCAACAACGGTGTCAGAACCGAAGAAGAAGATCTGGTCGGTGTTGGTGTAGCCCTTTGCTGCGACGTTGGTCTGCTCGCAGTAACGGATACCTTCGTACCGGCCTTTCTCGCCGTTCATGATCACATGCCAGCCTTCAGACGTGTACTGGTGAATTGCTTCCAGGTCGTCCTTGAAGCCGCGCAGAGTGCTCGGGCGGGCGATTGCCATGTAGTTGTTACCGTCGAAAGTCGGGATGTCACGCTCGGCCATTTCATCAGCGATCAGCTTGGCGTGCTCCTTGGCGAACTCGACAGAAATACCGGCCGGGGTGCCGTTCTCGGTCACAACGATAGACGTTGCATCAGAACCCTGAACACGAGTGATCGCGGAGTTGAACTGCGCATAAGCGGCGCCGTCCAGAGCCTTGCGAGCGTCGTTCTTCAGGACCTTGTGAATGATTTCAGTCACAGGGTGCTCTGACAGGTCGTCCAGCTTCTTGGTGAAAGGAACACTGACGCCATACTCGGTGACGGTCAGTGAGTTCTGCGAAATGCTGAAATTGCTTTCAGGCATCACCTGGGTTTCGTCCAGATCCCGCTCCGCGCCGTCATCGGCAAGGTCAGAATAGACGTTCCAGTTGAAAGTTTCACCCTTACCCAGGCCAAAGGCCTCGCGGGCGTCACAGAACTGACGAAAGCGAACCATCGGCTGCAGCGCGGTGCGCAGCTTGCGGCTCAGGTTGGCGGACCACATGTATCCACCAAGGGCATTTGTATGCCAAACTTGTCCAGCCATGATAATTACCTCCTAGCTATTATTGTTATGCCTGGCCTCTTGCACTCCTCATGCTTTCCAGAATGCTCTGCGGAGTTTCAGGCGGCTCTTCTTGAGCTCGTTCCTGCACTGCCGACCGTGTATGAGGCATAGGCTTCAGGTTTTGTTTACGTTCGAGTCGATCATTGGGCGTCGGAGCCGGAGCTTCTTCCGCCCCCTTCAGGGCGTTTATCCACTCGCGAGTGCGAACACCTGCTTCGTGCATGACCTGCGATGGAGCCCACTCGGGGTGCTCTTCCGCAATCGTATCTGTCATGCCATCTGCGTAGCGGAACAGATTGATATCGCCAACGATCTCCGGATACTCTTCACTGAATTTCTCAAACCCAGTGTTAAGGTCCTTCTGCTTGGCCTCCAGGGCCTCGCGTTCACGTTCTTGCGCTCTCTCAGCTCTCGCTGCCGCTACCGCCTTCTCTACCAGTTCGTTCGGGTTAACCTGCGGCGATGCTTGGCTGGTCTTCCCGAGGAGGGCTGTTAGACTCTCGACGGCTTCGTCTTCACTCCCGGTAAAGAGAGTTTTGACGACTGCTTGGGCCTCCCGTTGGAGGTCCTGATCGCTCACGTCCGATCGCTCGGATGGTGGGCTGGATTCCTGAGAGTTGAGTTTCGCTTGGAGGGCGGCTTCGTTCTGCCGGATTGCCTCTTCGCGAGCCTCAAGCTCCTTACGTTCCTTTGCTGCCTGCTGTAACCGAACATCTGCGGCTACGTGCTTCTGCAACTGTGTCCTTGCGGTATCCAGAGGGATCAGCTTGTCCTCTCCATCAACCTTTGTCCTGAACATGGCGTTCTCGCCGTCCATGACAATGTAATCTGCCAGTGGATCTGACTTGAGCTCCTCGGGAAGTTCCTCCTTTTCAGGGGCCTCTTCCTGGTGCATCCTCTCCTGGGTCTGTAACCCAGGCTCCAACTCGTCTGCGTTGGTGTCATCTGAGGGCAGAAAACCGGCTTCCGCCATCTCCTGCATCCTCAATTCGTCGATCCGATCGTCCATCGAGGACATCACTTCGTCCCGTGGATTCACTGGTGCAGGTCGATCATCGCTGTTTTCGCGCTGGTTGTCAAGTATTTCGGGGCTCGGGAACGCTTTTACCTTCTCCGGAGCGCCCTTTTGGGTGGCTTCTAGTGGCATGATATTATCCTCTTGAGTAGTCGGAATAGTTTTCTTCCAGTTCTTTATACGAATGTTCTCCTTCCTGTATGGCGTCAGCGCACCAAGACATAAAGGCCTTGGCGACACCAGCGTCATGCTGTAACGCTTTCAGCTTTCTCCTGCCGAATAGCGAAAACGGGTTGCACTCCAGGGCTTTCTCCTGGCATTCCTGGAGCTGTTGCTTGGCACGGCCGTGCAAGTACCGGCCAGCGGGGCCTCTGAGGAAGTCTTTAACCTGCTCCCCCAGCTGGGCCTTAGCGAAATGTATTCGCTCGTTTCTGTCTACGAATTCTATGGTATTGATTAGATTTGTGTTTTCTAGGGACATGCGTTTTCTCCTTTATCGCCTCGTTCGAGGTAGATTTTTTACGCGACATGAAAAATAAGTTGTTGTATTACTTAGTCATCTCCCATGTAATAGCTGCGTTTCTCCTTCGCCTTCAGCTTTGCTCGTTGTTTCTTCTTGGCTTCCTGCACGCGGTTTGTGTAGGGGGCCGCTGCCGTTGCCTTCTTGGCTTTGTCCAGCTGTTCGCCCCTGCGCTGCGCTTCCACGGCGCGTTTGTTCTTCATCTTTCTATGCGCCTGGATGCGATTATAATCCCGCTCTTCGCGCTCCTGCTTGCGCTCGGCCCTGTTCTTGTAGGTCTCTCTTAGCTTTGGGAGCTCGCCTTCTTCGCGTAGACGTTGATTTTCGGCTTCCCGTTCCGCTTTGCTACTCCACCCCATTACTTGGTTCCTCCGGTCTGTTGTGTGCGTTTAAGAGCAATCTCCGTCGCCTTGTTCTGCTCTCTCAGAGCGGCCTGGTCGCGGATTGTCTCGTCCTTCATCTTCTCTACACCCAGGCGGGAGTAGAGCTCTTCCAGCTTAATCTGCTTCTCCAGGGCCAGGCGGGCGAACTCGATCCGATCCTTCTGCTGCAGGAGCATAAGCTCGCGCTCATGCCTGCGCTTGTCTTCCTCGATGTTCTTCTGCAGTTCCTGCTGCTGGAGCTCGATCTCAGGCGGCGGTCCTGGCGGATTCTCCTCCAGATCCTTGGCGTATTCTTCGTCGTTCATGAAGAAGCGGCTGGCATCCTTGTAGCCCAACTGGCCGAATATCTCGTCGGATACGGAGCTGGACTTCATCCGGTCCACCATGCCTGGCAGCTCGGATACCTTGGTGACGCCGAAGACCAGCTTCTCGATCCGCTTGATTGGGTCGGTATTGGCAATGCCGACGTTGACATTCACCAGCAGCTCCTGCTGGAGGAGGGCGTCGGTAACCTCTTCTACGCCATATCGCGTGAACAGTTGTGCCTCTTCCGCGGCGATAGTCAACAGAGTCTGGTCGGTTTCGTACATCTGGATCAGCTGGACCATCTGGCGGAGCGTCGGCTCCATCCAGGTCTCTATGAAGATTCGGATCGAGTAGTCCTGTACAGACCCGGCGGAACCGGCCTGCATCTCCATTGAACCATTGGACTGTTGTTTGCCCTGCTGCTGGCCGGCCGTCGGGTTGAATCCGCCCAGGAGCTCGTCCATCTCCATACCCAGCATTTCCTGCTCGCGGTAGCTGGATGCCGTAACATCCCTGGTATCTACCGTCTTGATATCTTTTTCGGGGTCATTGACCATGACGCCGCCGCCAGGTACGTTCCTGATCAGCGCATCCAGGTCCACCTGGCCACCACGGCGTATGTAGTACCGCTTGTTCAGGGCCAGCTTCACGTTGTCCATTCGCTGGTTCGCTACGTCGTTGATTTCCAACTGCAGCGGGGCGGCGAGCTCGTTGTCGCCGGCCGGGTAGCTCTTGTGCGTCTCGATGTTGCTGACGCCCAGGGTAAACGGACGCTCGCCGGCGAGCAGGTGCGGATACAGATCGATCAGCTTTTGCGGCTCGGTCAGCAGGAGCTCGGTGCCCATGGTCCAGTAGACCAGGTCGTCACCGTTCACCTTGATGATGTTCATGTGGGCCCACACGGTTGTATAACCGTTACCGGCCTGCTCGTCTGCCGGATCGACGCGATCGCGGCCCTCGCGTGCCTGGCGAGTACGATCGAAGTTCTGGCGCCTGGTAGACAGGATCTCACCCATCGTGTACTTCTTCCACATGGGCTTGTTGGTCTTCGGGTCCTCGGTCTCCATCATCTCCAGGGCTTCGTTAACGTATATCGGTTGTAGATACACGAGGTACGGGCTGGTATTGATGGGGTCGCGCCAGTCACACATTGGATCGAAGCGGAAGTTCTCAGGCGGGACGTTGTCGCAGTGCAGGGAGTCATCACGTACAATCCTTCTCTCGACCCCCATTGGAACCGCTTCACCGGTCTCCGGGTCTACGTCCAGGATCGGGTTGTTGTCCGAGTCAAAGGCAGGAATTATGTCCGTGTCTTCCTTGTAGCTCCAATACTGATGCGTAATACAGACACCGTAGTTCTTGGTGTCCTGGTACGCACCCAGGACGGTCAGGAACCAGGGCATCTTCGTACTGAGCCGGTGCTGGAGCAGCGACTGCGTGATCTTTGCGGAGACGATTTGATCTGGGTTGTTCTTGACCTTCGGCTGGATATCGACCAGCTGATGAGTAGAAAAAGCCGCTGCGGCCATGTTCGCTTCTTGGTTTTTTATGTTCGCTCTTGTTTTTGGTCTGAACACTCTGGAGCGTTTATAGTTCGAGCGGCTAAAACGGGAATCACCTGAATGCTCGTTATTGAAGTGGGACAGGCTGCGCTCCCACTTGGAGATGATATTGGCGTCCAGGTAGTTGGTTGAGGACTGGTATATCTGGCGAGCGCGGTCGACGAGCCACGAGCCCTGATCAATTTGGTCTTCTTCGTTTTCGTCAAAGACCTCCTCGTCCGGCGCGTCCGTGTTGGTAACCAGACCGCCCATTGTGGGGGTGTCGCCTGGCGGGCCGGGATCCTTGGTGTAAGGGGAGGTTGCGTCTCTTTCTTCTTCGCTCATAGATAGCCCTCTATGCTGACTTGTTCAGCACAAAATTCTGTATAAGCCCGCCGAGGTAGAACATTCGGTCAGAGCTCATTGGGTTTGCGTGTATTCTCACGGAGCCGTCTGCGGCCAGCGTCACCGCCACAAGACTGACATCGTCTTCCGCCGTGTCAACAACGAGCTGCCTGGCTACATCCTTGGGGGTGTCTATGGTCAGAGGGATTACGTCGCTCATGCCAGCCCCGGGTTCATCGTTTCATCATCCATCGCCAATGCCTCGTCTTTGAAATTGAACTTCAGACTTGCTTCGATGTCTCTTTCGTCGACGTTCCTGTCTCTGGAAACGCCATAACGCTCAAGAATCTCGCCCGCGGCCTGGATGGCCCGCAGCTCCAGATGGTTGATTGTATCGCCTTTCATGTGAATATGATAGCCTTTTTCGTTAGAAAGTGAGGGACAAAGGATAACCAGGATGCCGTCGCGGACATTTACCTGGACGCCCCATTGGCGATTCGGGTACTTGTTTACCAGGGAAGTGCCCAGCTTTTTGGCGATCCACATCTCCATTTTGGCCACTTTCTGGTTCTCGGACTCCATTTCATCGATCACGTTGTAGTCCCCATACACCGGGTCTCCGCCGCCCCGGGTCATCTTCACCATGGGGACCTCGGGCGCAGAGAGATCTTTTGCGACCAGCTGGTCTGCTGCCTGGGCACCTGCGATATTTGTACTCAGATCAATTTTGCTCATCGACATATTCTCCGTAAATTATGGCCATATCGTCCTCGTCGCCCATATCGTACACCATCGGGCCTGGTTCCAACGAGCGTGCATCCAGCCGCAAACCGCAGCTGCCGCACCGCATGCCTACCGCGTTGTCCGGCACCCACTCGCCGCCGAGCGTGGTGATACAGCGTGGGTCTATCATCTCACCCGCCTTCGGCATGTGATCATATTGAAACGCGGGGTTTTTACACCTGGCGTGAATAACCGTTGCAAAGCTCATACTTCCTCCGGTTCAAAGTTATCATCCGGTTCGAACGACTGCATGTTCGAGTCGCCCAGTATTTCCGCGAACGAATAGGCCAATGCGTCACCTTCGTCCGGGGAATCTTCTCCTCGCTTCTTCATGTCGGCCTTTCGCTCCAGGCGGATCCGCTCTTTATCGTCGAATCCGTACTCTGTACCGATCAAAGCCTTTCTTGTGTCCGTATTGTACGGTATTTCTGCCCCCTGGCGCAACCAGTCCCTCATTCGGCCCCACATCTCGGCCCTTTTGTTGTAATAAGTCTCGTCATCGTCGGGTTTCGAGCCGGCGTTTACCTCGATTATGTCATAACCGAGCATGCGCAGACGGTCAACTACGCCGGCACCCACGCCCACGGCGTCGACAAACACCGCAACGGGGTGATATTGCCGGATTTTCAGCCCTACTTCGCTCGCTGTTTCCATGGTCGACAGTTCACGAAAAGGTAAAATTTCATGCACTTTGCGACCCTGGCGCACCACAATGACCGTTTTATCGTCACCGAAGCGTGCAACGTCGCAGGCAATCACGACCGGGGCATGCAGCCAGGCCTCATACTCCAGCTCCTTGTGCATCGCAATGTCCACGATGTCGGTCGGGATGAACTGGGTGGAGCCGGCCCTGGGGAATACCCCTCGAACACGTACCCGGATGAAGTCGGAGTCCTCGCCGTAGATCTTGACCCACTCCGCGATCTCCTTCTTGTTGGTCATCTTACAGGACCTGGAGTCAATATGGGTGGTATTCCAACGCTCCTTGTCCTCGTTGAAGCACGAGACGAACCGGCCGGTGTTCTTGGTCGGGTTACCGAACGCGAACCAGAACGCCCTGGGGGTGGTCATCGCACCTTCCGACACCTCCCAGATTTTGTCTGGAATACCGGACGCCTCGTCATAAATCACGAGGACGTAGGTACCGTGAAGTCCGGCGAAAGCCTCGGAGTTATGCTCGCTGTTGGGGATTGCGCTGACCAGCCAGGTCTCGGG